TTTGTAGCAGGATGGCGACCTTTTATTGGTTGGGTGTGTGGTGTAGCTTTAGCATATAATTTTGTAATTAGGGATTTATTTATTTGGGCAATTAAACCTGAAACAGTACCTCCTGCTTTACAAATGGAACATTTAATGACAGTACTATTAGGTATGTTAGGATTGGGTGGTTTAAGAACTTACGAAAAAATTAAAGACAAAGTAAAGTAATGGCAAAAAAGCAGCAGATAGTAACTTATAAAAAGAAGCCAAAAGTTAGCAGACCTAATGTACATGCTAAAAGTAAAACTAGTGCCTTAAAGAGTAGTAAGAACTATAAAAAAACTTACAAAGGACAAGGTAGGTAATAACTTGTTAATAACCCAGCTTAAAAAAATTTTACAACTTAAAAAAAAAGCGTGTAACTTTGGTGGGTTAGTGGGGTAGTATGTAAATAACTTAATAACTAACTAAATAAATAAATTAAATGGAAGACTTAACTATTAGAAAACTTGCTGAAAAAATTGCAGCTGATTTTGCTTTAAGCGTTAGAGAACGTACTGATATGATTCTTGAACTTGACGCAATACAATATCAAAATTTAGGTATTGATTCTACTAAAGCAGAAAAAATAAAAGTTAAGTCAGACAGTAAATACTTATACAAACAAATTAAAGGTTTTAATGAGCATGATGGTAAATTGCTTTTGAACCATTTAGATGCCTAATGCCTAAAACCGCTAAAAAACCAACAAGAACTAAACTAGTAAGGAAGTTAGATGTTTTATTCAGCCAATGGGTAAGACAATCAAATGCTGATCATGCTGGGTTTTGTGTTTGTGTAACATGCGGTAAAAAAGAACATTGGAAGTCAATACAAGCTGGTCACTTTATGAGTCGTAAACATTATAGCACACGCTGGGATGAAGACAACGTACACCCTCAATGTATTGCGTGCAATGTTTATAGGGCTGGCGAACAATATAAATATAGTGTTTCATTAGGTGCATTTACCGCAGAAAGGTTATATTTAAAAAGTCAAGAACTGGTTAAGTTTACTAACTACGAGTTAGAGGAAATGATAAATGACTATGCTGAAAGATTAAAAAACATTACTTGATTAATTCTTGTATTTTGTTCTTTGTTTGAAAAGGGGGTAAATTAATTTTTATCCCTTTTTTGTTTTTGTTAAATATTTTTTTATAACTTTACTAAAAATAACAATATGGAACAATATACAAAAGCAGAACTCTATGGTATGTTATTAGAACTGCAACATGAACTAGAACAAGTAAAACAACAATTATTTTTAAACCTTAAACAATGAGCAAAGAAACAAACATTAACCAAAAGCTATTTGACCTACAACAAGAAATAGGTACAATTAGCAAAGATGCAAACAACCCATTTTACAAGTCAAAGTATTTTGACATTAACTCACTTATTAAACAATTACAACCTTTACTAAAAAAACATAGGTTATTACTTTTACAACCTATTGAAGAAGATATTGTATTTAGTAAGTTAATTTGTGTTGATGGTACTGGTGGCGTAATAAGTGGTTTAAAGTTGCCAGAAATTAATGACCCACAAAAGTTAGGAAGTTGCATTACATATTATAGACGTTATACACTTTCTTCACTTTTAGGTTTACAAGCTGAAGATGATGATGCTAATGCTGCAAGTGGTATAACAGCAAAACAAGATGAAACTCCTTGGCTAAATGCAAATACCCCAGCACACAGTAGAGCAATAGAACATATGAAAAACGGTGGCGACATAAAAGCAATTGAAGCTAAATTTAAGATATCTACTAAAATGCGTAACGAGTTAGAAAATGCAGCAAAATTGTAAAATCAAAGGAATTTATTTTAACTTTACATATAATAATTATTTAATCACAATTTATGGAAATTATAGGAACAATCAAAGTATTAGGAAACTCCGAGAAAGTATCGGACAAACTTACAAAAATGCAAATAGTACTAACTACTGATGAACAATACCCTCAGGATTTAGCTATTGAATTTTTAAACGATAAAATAGATACACTTAAAAACTTTAAAGTAGGAGACAAAGTAGTTATAGGAATTAATTTACGAGGGCGTGAATACAATGGTAAATATTATAATAATATTGTAGGCTGGCGTGTAGCAGCAGAATTAACTGAAGTTACAAACAATCAACAGCAACCAGCACGCGAAGTAATTGATGAATTTTAATATAGGGGGCTTGCGCCCCTTTTTTTTATGAAGTATTTAAAAGAAGGCGAAGAAATGCCTATTGACTTTTGGAACTACAGAGTAAACCCTATAACTGGGTACTATGTACAACCAATGGATGAAAACTGTACAAGGAACGAAAAAAAATATTATATTACTACACAAAAAATATGATAGCACAGGCAAAGAACATACAAGACAAGATACTAGACATTAAGTATGGTAGAATAAAGGAGGGGCTTAAAATAGGCGTGCCTGAAATAGATGAGTACCTTAGATTTAAACAAGGTAATTTTAATGTTATTATAGGGCATGCGAATGTCGGCAAGACTACTGTTATTGTTTACCTATTTACACTATGGGCAATAAAACACAATTTAAGGTTTTTAATATGGTCTAGCGAAAATACAGCGCAAAGTATTGTTCGTAAAATTATAGAGTTCCGTATGAACAAAACAATTAACGAAGCAAGCGATACCTTAATTAATGAAGCTGTACGTTGGTGTGACGAACACTTTAAAATAATAGACGTTGACGATATTGTTACCTATAAACAATTATTAAAGGAAGTAAACCAAATTAAAGACGCTTGGGATTTTAACGCTTTACTTGTAGACCCTTATAATAGTTTAGCTAAAGATATAGGCTTGTTTAAGTCAATAGGTGGGCATGAGTATGACTATCAAGTAGCTTCAGAAATTAGATTAATGGCTAAAAAGCGTAACATAGCAGTATTTTTAAATGCTCACGGTGTAACTGAAGCTCTACGTAGAACCCATGCAAGTGGACACGAATATGCTAATTTGCCAATGCCTTTAGGTTTAGCAAGTGTAGAAGGCGGGGGTAAATGGGCAAACAGGGCTGATGATGTTATCTGTATTCATAGATACACAAGTAGCCCAACTGATTGGATGTATAGCCATTTACACGTCCTTAAAGTAAAAGAAAATGAAACAGGTGGTAGATGTACACCTTACGAAGAACCAATCCGTCTTAGAATGTCTAAAAACAATGTAGGTTTTGAGTTTATGGGTAGGAACTTAATACACAACCAAACAAAAATAGAAACATTAAATATATAAAATGATAATGATTGGGGTTTTGCTGTTAGTGTGCTTATTATTTTTAATTATAGCACAAATAAAAAAAGCTGAGGTTATATTAAGCCCAGTCGTTGGTATTATGTTTGGTTTTTTATATCACAAAGAACAATACGAAGAAGAAGATGAATTTACGCTGCAATGCGTTATAGGTGTAATTAGTATTACTGTGATATGGATAAACCCATTGGATGGCTTGCAAAAGTAGCCGAAAGACATAAAGAGTGGATAAAAATAATAAATAGCTTTGGTGAGTATGATTACGCTGAAGATTTGGTACAAGAATGTTACATAGTTTTATATAAATATGCAGACGAAACTAAGATTATTGCAGATGGTATCGTTAGTCGTGGGTATATGTATTTTACTCTTCGTTCTTTGTATTACCAATATTATAATAGTAAAAGAAAAGTTGTTAAAGTTTCTATCGACGATGATGACTTTACCTACCAAATTCCAGACGATACGCAAATGGATGAGGAAATAGCTTTTAACAAAATTTGCCAAATGATAGACCAGCATATTGAAAACTGGCGTTGGTATGAAAAAAAGTTATTTACTTTGTACAGAGATACCGATTTAAGTATTAGGGGTATAGCTAACGAAACTAATATAAGCTGGGTAAGTATATTTAATACGCTTAAACAAGCTAAAGATGAATTAAGGGAAACGTTTAAAGAAGATTACGAAGATTATAAAAATTTAGATTATGACAGAATTTAATGGCGACAAAAGAAGCAAGGCTTACAGAAATTGGAAAAAGAACCATGCTAAAGCAAGCGAGGGTCTGGGCGATACTGTAGAAAAAATTACAGAAGCCACAGGTATAAAAAAAGCAGTTAAATTTATTGCAGGTGAAGACTGCGGTTGTGATGAACGCAAACAAAAGCTGAATCAAATGTTTAGGTATAAAAAACCTGAATGCTTAACGGAAGCTGAGTTTGATTTAATTAAAATGGCAGTAGATACTAAAAAGAATAAGTTTACACCTGATGAACAGGAAACATATAAAAAAATATATGAAAGGGTATTTAAAACGCAGGTAAGTTGTACACCTTGCAGCTTTGCCAGCGTGGTATGGAAAGACCTTAGTATGATATACAATCAGTATCTTTAAAACAAAACAAACAATGAACAAAAAAATTAACAACTTAAAAGAAGCGGAATACTATACTAACTTTAACTTAGTTGGTGAGTATATTGTTAAAGCAAGACAAGCCAAACCAGAAAGCGAAGCTATCAATAATATGTATTACGCATGGCAAGAACTGGGTTTTTATGTACACAACCTTATAGTAAATGAAAGGTTTTACGAACAATCATTGAGCGAATACCGTAGCGATAAAATAAGGGCGGTAACACGAGCAAGAACAGCAGAGGAAAAAGTTGCTACTTTAGAAAAAGAATTAAAAGAATTAAAACTAAAAAAAGAACTAGGGCTATGAGCGACAGCGTTACCAAATGGCACGAATTAATGGAAGCTAAAAATATAGATATAACTTATAAAAAGTTTGATGATGTTAAATACGACAACCCTGATGGCTTTTATAAATATTTAAATGAATTGCAAATGCAATTGATGGAAGCAATAATTTACATTGATAAAATTAAAAAACAAAAATAATGCCTTTACCAAAACCAAACCCAGCAGAATCACAAAAAGAATTTACTAATAGATGTATGTTAGATAAAAACATGGTTAAAGAATTTAAAGACCGTGACCAACGTTTTGCAGTATGCTCACAAATATATAAGGATGAAAGAAGCTGAACTTGTTAAAATGCGTTATGACTTAAAGTTAACGCAGCAGGCTTTAGTAGTGGCTTTAGAAAAAATAAAAGCACTAGAAGAAAAAGTTTTTAAAAATAATTAGTTGTATATTAAAAAAATGTTTATTACCTTTAACATATAATTTTAAACTAAAGAACAATGTACGAAAATTATTATTACCAAATGATGACAACCCAAGAGTTAGAAATGGTTGTTTATGACACTAACCAGTTAGATGGTTATAGAAAACGCTGCGAGCAGGAACTAATAAAAAGATACCAAGAAGAACAAGAATTTACACAGTTATGAATTATTATAATCCTTTTGAAGACATGGGTTATTTTTTAGAATACCTAGTAGATGGAAAACTTATTGGCACTCAATTATTAGAAAAACCAGACAGGGAACATGTCGGTTATCATGGCAGAATAGATGCAATAGCAGAAACTGATATAATACTACAACGCAATAAAGTTGTTAAAAAAGGAACTAAATATTATACAAGAATGTATCCACTTTGTGGTAAAAGAAAATAATTATGATAAAACTATTAAACGGTGATACTTGGAACCATACTGAGATACTCACACAAATGTATAGCGATGACTTTTACTATGGGCATTTAAATAAAAACGCACTTAGTAGCAGTAGTTTAAGAACATTACTTAAAAGCCCTAAGACGTATAGAAATATTATTAAATACGGTGGGGGCGATACACAGGCTTTAAGTGAGGGTAGGCTGGCTCATTGGTTTATACTTGAACCACACAAAATAGATAGGTTACATTTTGTAGATGCTTCTACTAAAAACACCAATAAGTATAAAGATGCCAAAAAAGAATATGAGCATGTATTTTTAACAAAAGAACGTGAAGCTGCTGAAAGGTTAGCTGATGCTGTATTAAGAAACGAAGCAGCATTAAAACTATTATCTAAGTCAGAGTTTGAAATTCCTGCTATACAAATGATAAACGGTTTACCTTTTAGGGGTAAGGCTGATATTATACAAGGTGATACTATTATAGACCTTAAAACAACTGCCGACCTTAATACTTTTAGGTATAGTGCCGACAAGTATGGGTATGATTTACAAGCGTGGTTATACTTAAAGTTATTTAATAAAAGTAAGTTTATTTTTTTAGTAGTTGACAAAGGTAGTACCGACATAGGTATATTTGATGTAAGCGAAGAGTTTTTAAACAGGGGGGAACAAAAGTTCCATCAAGCGGTTGATAACTATGTTTATTTTTTTAAAGAAGAACACGATTTAGACCAATACGTTTTACGAGGTGTATTATGAAGCTATTTGAAGATGACTGGGGTATAGATAACAGCCCAATAGACGAAACAGAAATAACCACTACTATTTTATATTTTAGTGCGCAAGAACTAAGGAAGTTTAAAAAACTTTGTAAAGTTGGCATAAAAATTGAATTTGGTGAGGAATACCAACAAAAGGGAAACCTTAGTGACTTTTTACTAAAAATATTAAATGAAAGATATGGAAACTTATAATTTAAAAAGAGTACTTGATGATGAGCAAGCTGCTAAACTTAAAACCCAATATTTAGATGATAGCCACTATAATACACTAATAACAAGTGACGCTGATGGTTACGATGCTTATACTGGGGCTTTATTGTTTAGGTACCGTAAAGGGGTAATACCTTACGACTTATTAAAAACAGGGTACGAATCATTTAAAGACAGTATAGAACTAACAGAAAGTAGGGGAGCAGCAAGTGGAAGCAGCCACAAACGTATTCGTAAAGATGGCAGCATTAGTAATATAACAGTAGGTAATAAAGTTGAGTCTGGTAGTGTAGGTTATATGGATAAAAGTGCAATGATACACTACTGTCGTAAAACAGCATTTGCTAAAAAGTATTTTAACAAGTTTAAAGCAGGCATACCCTTTGTACAGTTTATAGACCAAAAGTATCAAGAACTTTGCCCTGAACATTATGCAAGGCAAAAAGCAATAGCTTTAGGTACGAATCAAAACTACGTTATAGCAGACACTAGCTTTACAACTGTAACCGTAAATAAAAACTTTAGAACAGCAGTACACCAAGATGCAGGCGACTTCCAAGAAGGCTTTGGAAACTTAATAGTTTATCGTGAAGGTCATTGCGATGGTGGTTACTTTGTGCTGCCTGAATATGCAGTTGCGATTGATATGCAAAATACCGACTTGCTTTTTGTTGATGTACACAAATGGCATGGTAATACAGAATATACTAATAGAAGTGATGACTGGATGCGTGTAAGTTTTGTATTATACTATCGTGAATATATGTATAAATGCAAAGGACCAAAAGAACAGCTAGAAGAAATTAAACAAGATAAAACAGGATATTTAACATTATGAGCAATAAAGAACCATTAAACAAAAAAAAGACTGAAGCAGCAAACAAATTTCAAGATACAGTTTACGAATACTTCGCCAAAGAGTGGGGTTGGAATTTAATACACCACACCAGTTTAGAAAACCAATTTGAAAAAGGTGAAAACGCACAAGGTATAGAAATAAAGCATGACCAAACGTTTGAAAGTGGTAAAAGTAAGAACGTTTACATTAGTGTAAAAAGAACATACCCTTATAAAGAAGAGGTGCCTAGTGGTATAATGAAAGAACACAACAAACGTTTTTTTGTTATAGGAGGCGAATATAAATTTTACATATTTGCACTAAAAGACCTTAGAAACTATTATTTAAATAATAAACCTTATTTAACTGGTGGTTTTATAAGTAAAGGCGGTGGGCAAGAATGGGGCTTTTTACTTAACGAAAAGCAATGTGCTGAATTAGCCTTTGAAATATTTGATACACAACTTGCAATAATATAAAGAACAATGAAATACAAGATAGCAATTCCAAGTATATATAGGGAAAACATATTAAAAAAAAATACTTTAAAATTTTTACAAAGTAATTCAATACCATTACAGGACATTTTCATATTTACAAATAATGATTGTTATAATGCTTATAGAAATACTTTAGATAAAAATATTAATATAATACCAATTAATAGCAATAGTATACAGCAAACTAGAAATTTTATACGAAATTATTTTGATGATAATGAAATAATAGTAGGTATGGATGATGATGTAAAGGGTTTTTTAAAAAAGGTTGATGATAAAACTTTAGAAAAATATACTGATATTAAAACAATAACAAACATTTTAATAAAAGAAATGTATGATAAAAAAACTATTTTAGGCGGTGTAAACATGGTAAGCAATCCATTTTTTATGAATAATAAAATACATTATAAAAATTGTTTGTTACCAGCGTGTTATTACGTTTTTATAAATGATAAAACTATTAAAGCTACAAACCCTTATGAATTAACAGAAGATGGCGAAGTATGTATTAAAGTTTTTGAAAAGTATGGTAGTTTAGTTAGATTAAATTATATAGGATTAGATATGTTACCTAATAAAAAAACAGAAGGGGGCATACAACAAGTTATGACAAAACAAGAGCGTGATTATAAACAGAGGTTATCTGATAAATGGTTAGTTGAAAATTATCCTAAATTTTGTGCAATTAAAAATACTGGGGTTGGATTAAGGTATATAACTCCTAAAGTTAAAAACCAATTAACATTATTGTAATGGAATATATTATAACTTGCATTAGCCATAACCGTCATGAAAATGTATTTAATTTTTTAGAAAAAGTAGGTACTGATAATGTTACTTTTTTTGTAAAAAATGAAGCAGATAAAAAAATGTATTTACAAAATGGGGCTAAAGAAGTTATTATATCAGGTTCATTAATGGATAGTAGAAACGCAAGTTTAAAACATTGTTTCAATTTAAATAAAATATGTATTCAGTTAAGTGATGATCTTGAAAATATAATGGTAAATGATTTTACTGGTAAAAGAACGCATAAATATGTAAAGGTTATTGATGTATTAAATGATATATTATTTGATTTTATAAATTCAATATATTACTTTGCTGGATTTCCTCCTACTAATAACCCATTTTTTGCTTTAAAGGAAAAAGAATATAATAAATTCATAGTAGGTGATTTTATAATAGTAAAACCAAATCAATATATATTTGACACAAACTTAAGGTTAAAAGAAGATTACGATTATACTTTACAGCATATTGCAGCTAATGGGTGCATCAGGTACCAAAAGTACTTAAATTCTTTTAAACATTATTCTAATAAAGGTGGGGCAGTAGATTACAGGACAAATAAATTAGAACAAGAAACGATTAATTATTTAAAAACTAAATGGGGCGAATGTATAAAGCTAAACTCTAAAAGGGAAAATGAAATATTGTTAAATAAAAACAGCTATGAAATACTACATAGCAAACAGCAAAGCTTATTTTGAATAAAGATATAATAGAAGAATTTTATAATTTAGCACTTATAGACCTTGTAAATGGTAGACCAAGACACGAACTATATGAAGCAATAGAAATATATGAACAAAGCGAAGACTACGAAGCCTGCGCTGGTATTTTAAAAGCACTACACGAAAGTGAGTATATGACAATTAAAGAAATTAAAAAAAAACTAACAGACAATTAACATGAAAAACAAATTAACAAACGCACAAAAATTAATTAAAGAAGTAGTTGAACAATACTTTAACCTAGACATTACTAAAGACACTAGGGTAAAAGAATATATTGACGCACGAGCAATATACTACAAATTAACAAAAGAAAACACACACGACACACTATCATCCATAGGGCGTTCAATGGGGCGTGATCATGCCACAGTATTACACTTTAACCGTAAGATGGAACATTGGTTAAAAGTAGACAAAGTATTAAAACACAACTATGATGAAATTAATACAAGGCTACAAAAGGCAATAGCAATAGACCCTAAAGGTTTTAGGTTAGCAGAAAGTATAGAAGGCTTTTACGAAGAACAATACAACAAACTACTAGCAAAGCATAAAGAAGTAATGATTAAGTATGGTTACTTTGCACAACGTTTAAATAAATACGAGCCTGAACTGGTAGAAAAAGAAGGGCTACAAACTGTTGAATAATGGCTGCTGAACTGGTAGAACTTTTTGGTTTAATAGGCTTTGGTTTTGTAATGGGTATGGCATACGCTTTTAACAAACGTTAACTTTTTTTATTGTATAATTGAATAAACAATTTTTTTCAAATGGATAAACGCATATTTAATGGAGGCGCACGTGAAGGCGCAGGGCGTAAACCAAAGGCTGAAGAAATACAATTAATAGAAAAACTAACGCCATTAGAACCTTTAGCTTTTGAAGCACTTACACAAGGTTTACAAAGGGGTGATTTTAAATATGTACAGCTTTTTTATAATTACTACGCTGGTAAGCCTAGAGAAACCAAAGATATTACAATCAACGAAGACTTACCGTTGTTTGTAGACTAGCATGCGCATTAAGCAAACTATTGCGACTAGAAAGTTAAGGGAATTACAAAGTAGGATACGCATAGTAAAAGGCGGTACTTCTGCTTCTAAAACAATTTCCATACTTGCTATATTAATTGACTACGCTATTAAAAACCCTTACAAGGAAATAAGTGTAGTTAGTGAAAGCATACCACACCTGCGTAGAGGTGCATTAAAGGACTTCTTAGGAATACTTAAAGGGCAAAACAGGTATAATGACACCCAGTTCAATAAAAGCACTTTAAAGTACAATTTTAGCAATGGCAGCTATATTGAGTTTTTTAGTACAGACCAGCCTGACAAGTTAAGGGGTGCAAGGCGGACTGACTTATACATAAACGAATGTAACAATGTACCCTTTGATGCTTACACCCAATTAGCAATAAGAACAAGCGGCACAATATGGTTAGACTATAACCCCAGTAGTTTGTTCTGGGTAGATAAAGAACTAATAGGTAAACCCGATACCGATTACATTACTTTAACCTATAAAGACAATGACGCACTACCTGAAAGCATTGTAAAGGAAATAGAAAAGGCTAGGGAAAAGGCTAAAACCTCAACCTATTGGGCTAACTGGTGGAAAGTGTACGGACTAGGTGAACAAGGTAGTTTAGAGGGTGCCTGTATACCTGATTGGAAAGAAATAGACAACCTGCCTATTGATGCAAGGCTTTTAGGTTACGGAATGGACTTTGGGTATAGTGTGGATCCTACAACTTTAATAGCATTATACAAATGGAACGATGCCTACATATACGATGAGGTGTTATATAAAAAGGGAATGTTAAATAGGGATATAAGTAGGTTCCTAACTGAACAAGGCATTAACGAAACAATAGTAGCGGATAGTGCAGAACCTAAGTCAATAGCAGAACTACAAAGTTACGGTCATAACGTTTACCCAGTAAGCAAAGGCAGGGATAGCGTAGTATATGGAATAAACCTAATAAACCAAAATGAAATATACATTACAGCTAATAGTAAAAACCTTAAAAAAGAATTACAGGGTTATGTATGGTCTAAAGACAAAGAAGGTAATACGCTACAAAAGCCCACAGGGGCGCACCCAGACTGTATTGATGCTGCACGCTATATACTAACCGACCAGCTTGAAAACCCAAACAAAGGGGAATATTATATTTACTAAATGTTAAAATTTTGTTAAAATTAAAAAAAAGTTAATTAAATGTTTGTAAGTATAAAAAAAGGTTGTACATTTGGTATATAATTTAAAAACAAAAACAAAATGGAAGATTTTATTTACACTTACCCCCCAAAATTAAGAACACTAGATACCATGTTCAGAAGGTATTTTGAAAAGCAAACAGATACTTTATATGCTATATGGTTACATGATGATGAGCCTAAGGAACCTAAAACAGTAAAAGGTATGTTAAAATTATTATACTTAGATGAATATCAACAAGTAATACAAGAATTAGTTGAAGCTGGTTTAATAACAGCAACGGTAGATGACAGGGCTTTAATTATAGAATTAATTTAAAAACAAAGAACATGACACTTGACAAATACAAACAGAATTTAAAAATAGATGGCAATAAAGTATATTCTTATAATACGCATGTAGCCACAATAGAAGGAACGCAGCTTATACAATTAGGCTGGTGGAGTGTAACAACCCAAAAGCATATTAACTATGCAGCTAACGAACTGGGTTTAGGTTTAATTAAAATAAGTTAAAATGGAAAACACAACTGAGTATCTTTTGATTAGTAAGTTAACTAAAAAAGAAAACCGTAAAAATGTACTTAAAATTATAGGCGGTGCGTTTTTATTTGTTACTTTAGCTATTGCATCAATGTACTTCTTTATGTACTTTATGCTATGGGCTAACAAAATAAGTGATAAAATAATTGGAATACTATAAAATGAAAGAAGCCTGCTGGTATGAAAAAATATATGTAGTGCAAAAGCCTACAACGACAGGGACTAAAAATGTTGAGGTTAAACTATATATTGATTACAAGGGGCAAACAAAAATAGATGGAAAAGAAACATACAAACAAAACAGCACTGAACTTGAAGCAGCTATTGAAGTTGCTTACAGGTATGCTTACAAAAGATTTATATTAGGTCAATAAATTTTTTCATTTTGTTTTTGATTGGGAACTGGGGCTATATGCCCCTTTTCTTATTATACAAAGTTTTATATTTGTTATTGTAATTATATACTATGAAACTAGAAATAACAGTTCCGGAAAGTTTAAACGAAATAACCTTAGAACAGTACCAACGTTTTGAAAAACTAAACACAAAGGAAAACGAGGATACAATGTTTTTATTGCAAAAAATGATAGAAATATTTTGTAACCTAGACCTTAAAGATGTAGCTGCTATAAAGTATAAAAGTGTACAGCATGTAACAGGTTTAATTAATGAGGTGTTTGATGTTAAGCACAAACTTATACCAACTTTTGAATTAGATGGTAATGAGTATGGGTTTATTCCAGTACTTGACGATTTAACACTTGGCGAATATATTGACCTTGATGAAAACCTTGCAGACTGGCAAACAATGCACAAAGCTATGAGCGTGCTTTATAGACCAATAAAATATAAAAAGGGTACTAAGTACCAGATAGAAGAATATAAGGGCTTAGAACAAGCCAATACGTTTAAAAAAATGCCTTTAGACATTGTGTTTGGTGCTATGGTTTTTTTTTACAATTTAAGCAACGAATTAGTACAAACTATCCTGAGTTATTTACACAAGGAGATACCGAACACACTGACTATTCAGCAGATGGAACGTTTGGGGCTAAGTGGGGCTGGTTCCAGTCAATCTATGGTTTGGCTCAAGGGGATGTTACCAGATTTGACGAGGTTACAAAATTAAACGTTCATCAATGCCTATTGTATTTAGCATTTGAAAAGGACAAGGTAGAATTAGAAAAGAAGTTAATTAAAAAACGATGAAAGGTTTTTACAACGTTACAAAACAAATAAAAGAAGCATTACAAGCTGAACCGTTTGTAAATACAGTTACATTTGGTTCTATTGATGATGTTGATTTAAACAAAACTACAATATTTCCACTTTCGCATGTTATAGTAAATAACACAACAATAGGAACTAAAACATTAACCTTTAATATTAGCATACTTTCAATGGATGTTGTTGACATTAGTAAAGATGCGGTTACTGATATATTTGTAGGAAACGATAACGAACAAGACGTATTAAATACCCAGTTAGCAGTACAAACAAGAGTAATAAACCTTTTACAGCGTGGCGACTTATATACTAACCTTTACCAAATAGAGGGCGATGTAAGCTGTGAACCATTTGTAGACAGGTTTGAAAATAAACTTGCAGGCTGGGCAGCTACGTTTGACGTAGTGGTACAAAACGATATGACAATTTGTGACTAATGGAAATTAAAAGAACGCAAGCTGTATTAGATGCTTTTAAAAAGTTTGTTATTAAACAAGCCAGGACAAGGCTAACCAAAGGCAAAAAAAACGTATCTAAGGACTTATATAATAGTTTAAAAGGTGATGTTAAAGCTAGTGAAAACTCATTCCGTGTTGAGTTTATAATGGAAGACTATGGCGTATTTATTGACAAGGGTGTAAGTGGTAAAGATAAAAAATACGATACGCCTTATTCATTTAGGGATAAAAAACCGCCTGCCGAACCATTAGCTAAATGGGCAAAAGCACGCAATATAAGGCTAAGAGATGAAAGTGGTAAATTTAAAAAAGGTAATTACACAACAATAGGGCATATATTAGCAAATAGTATATTTAAAAAAGGTATTAAACCCAGTTTATTTTTTACTATACCATTTCAACAAGGTTTTAAAAAACTACCAGAAGAATTAGCTAAGTCATACGCACTTGACGTGGAAGACTTTTTAGCATATACATTAAAAGAAGATAGATTACGATGAGCACAAAAATTAACGTAAGAAGCCCATTTTATTTAAATTTAACAGAACCATCGGTACCTGAACCGCTTTTTACTTGTGAAATAGCAAATATACAAAACCTAGCTATTGACCAACAAGGGCAAATAATAGACCCAGTATTAGATTATGGAACTGTACTTTCTATAACGTCAACAGACCCTGACTTTAGTAACGACAAATTTGCTGTAGAAACAACATCCACAACAAGAATATTAACTGTAAGAATAGCTATACCATCAGGATTTAACAATAGTGAGAATGGTTATATAGACTGCGTTAAAAGTATTACACAACCTGCATATATATCAGGAACAACTTGTTCAGGTGGACCAACGACAAATGGAAGCATTTCAGCGCAAAGTTTAGCAGTTGACGGTGATAGTGTTACTATAAATTTAAGTTCTTACTTTACACAAGGCAGTTCAGCTATTGCTGGTTATACTGTTTACAATCCAAACAAATCATTAGTTTCAGCTACTGTAACTGGAACTAATTTAACTATTGTTTCAAGTTCTATTGGTGGTTCAACAACTTTACAAGTATCAGCATACGACAACGACAGTAATACTTGTACAGCTACACAAAGTATAGGCGTTACGGTAAGTTCGCCATCAACTGCATTTGATTGTACAATAGCTAACTTAACAGGTGGTTCAATATCACAAAGCGGTACTATTGTAAAGCCTACAAGTGTAGCAAGCGTTGGAACTATTAAAAGCAGTTCAGGAGGTTCAGCAATTACTAGTTACCCTGCAAACACAACTGGAAGCGACAGAAGTGTTACCTTATATTTTGATTTAACAATACCAGCAGGTTATTCTAATAGTGGTACTTTAGAATGTAGTAAAACATTTACACAACCAGCAGCAAATCCAGAATTTACTTGTGAACTTGCTAATTTAAGTGGACAACAAATATCATCAAAAGGTTCAGTATTAAAAGGTAATAATTCTTTAGGAACAATATCTGGATGGAGCCCTTTAAGTTTTGATACAGTTTCAGTAGATACTTCAAGAAGCGTTACTTTTTACGTTACACCTCCTTCTAGTGGTTATTCAAATAGTGGAGGCAGTGATATAAGTTGTACAAAAACTATAACACAACCAGCAGCAGCAGCTTTGTGTGGGTCAAATAGTTTTTATTTAGCTGCACCCAAAACAGCTGAAGGCGGCTATTGTGATTCAACTTATTCTGTAAGAACAGCAGTTACTTGTACAGGCTCATCAGTAACAACTGCTTTAGGGGAAAGAGTGTGCCGAAACAACGCCCCCTTTGATGGTAGTAACTTTTACTATGCAGTTTCAAGTACTTCTGGAGTAACAATAGGCAAGGGAACAGGTAAATTTTACGCTTGGCAAATAGATTCAAATGGTATAATAATGGATATAGTCCTTTGTGATTGTCCTACAGATGGTAGTGATAGCGGTTTAGGATTTTCTGTAAAACTTTAAAAAATGGCACTAGGTAGCATACGACTTTACTTATATGTTTATGACGGAACTCAAGGCAGTTACGACAATGGCGATTTAAAATACACTTTAGAAAAATCAGTAATACAGGGCGAAAACAATATTGTACTTGAAGTATCTGAATTAATTAGGGATTATATAAGTTTTAATTTCAATAACGATTATGTATGTAATTCAAAATGGGTTACCGCAGTTGTTTATTATTATGACGATACTGGGGCTTTATTTAATTATAACAACCCTCAGTCTTTTAATTATATTGCTTTAGATGGTTATGGTTATTTTGATGAAGAAATAAACCCAGAACTACAAAGGCACGCCTTAATAAGTGCTAATAATATATACTTACCTGAAGGAGTAGCTGGAAAGTTGCCAATATTTGCAGAAGGAGTAGGTAAAGTAACAATAGATAGTGTAGATACACAAATAATAGATAACGGTAATTCAAATCAAAAAATACAATATGTGGACATTCCTGCCGATAGCAATACTATTCAGATTTATGATACGGATGATACTACATTGCTAAAAACAATTAAAGTAACAAATATATGTGAGCCAAAATTTACTCCTTATAAAGTTACTTTTATAAATAAATTTGGTGTTTATCAAGACTTGTATTTTTTCAAAAAGACTACTGAAACTTTTGACATTACAAGTGAATCATATAAAACAAATACCATTAATACAAGTTCGGTAACATACCCATTATATTCTACACAAAGACAACTATATAACGTAAATGCAAATACTAGCATATCTTTAAATACAGGTTTTATTAATGAGGATATGAATAGTACTATTGAGCAGTTACTTATTACAGAAAATGCTTGGATACGATGGGACAATAAAACGTTACCTATAAACCCAGTAACTAAAAACCTACAAAAGAAAACTTCTTTAAATGACAGGCTAATAAATTATACTATTGATTTTGAGTTTGCATTTAATAAAATAAATAACATTAGGTAAATGCTACAAATACAGTTATACATTGAGGGTCAAGAAGTAGAACTATATCAAGATGAATCTATAACCCTAACGCAATCTATACAAGATGTTAGGGATATTGAAAAAATATTTACTGATTATACTAGAACGTTTACAGTACCTGCATCTAAAAACAATAACAAAATATTTAAGCATTTTTACAACTATTTTATTGAGGGTTTTGATGCAAGAACTAAAAAAAGTGCTGAAATACATTTAAACTATAAACCATTTAAAAAAGGTAAAATAAGATTAGAGGGTGCTAGTTTAAGAAATAACGAAGCAGCAAATTATAGAATAACATTTTTTGGGAATACTGTTTTATTACCTGATTTATTAGGCGAGGATAAACTTGCAAACCTTACCGAATTAAGTTCTTTTGATTTTAGATATAACGACACTAATATTGAAGCATTTTTAACAGATGGAAAAGATGCGGTTATAGGTGCTGAACAAATAACTGACGGTATTATATTCCCGTTAATAACACACACAAACAGGCTTATATATGATTCAAGTTTAAATGAAACTTATAATTTATATACAACTGGTTCAAACAATGGCGTACCTTTTACAGAATTAAAACCAGCTTTAAAATTATATGCAATAATAAAAGCAATAGAAACGCATTACGATATTAAATTCAGTACAGACTTTTTTAATAAAGATAATGCAGCTTTTTATAATTTATACATTTGGCTACACACAAAAGCTGGAGGTTTGTTTATTGACCAAGATAAAGCTCAACAATTCACAAGGCTACAAATAACAGGGGATAAATTTGATGAGTTAATAGTACGTTCTAATAATTTTAGAATAAACAATGCTGACGTTAAAATAGAATTTCATTATAAAGTAACAATAACCCCAGCACTAGGTTCTGCTAAATACAATTTAGTTATACAAAGGAATGGGCAAGAATTTAAACGCTTTAATGATTTAACAGGCACTAAAGTAAATGGTATAAATGTAGCTGATTATACACCTGAAAATAACGCTATAATAGTTGATAACGGTGAGTTTACTTTTTTTATAGAAACAGCTTCAGCCACTACCTTTGACATGGAAATATTACTAGTAAGAGTAAATACTAGGTTTTTAGGCGGTAATAAAAGTGTTACATTAAATTCAACACTTGAAACATTTACCGACACAAATATATCTATAGTTTCGCAGTTACCAGACATAAAAATATTAGACTTTTTAATTGGTATTTTTAAAATGTTTAATTTAACTGCGTATGTAAATGATTCTAATATTATAGTAGTACAAACGTTAAATGATTATTATAATTCATCTAATATAACCCACGATATTACGCCTTTTGTAATAAGTGATGAAAGTCAAGTAGATGCCCCAATACCTTATAAACAAGTCAATTTAACATACGAAGGTTTAGATACTTTTTTAGCTAAAACATTTAAGCAGTTAAATAATAAAGGATGGGGTACTTTAGAATACCAATCACAGGCAAAATACGAGGGTAGTTTTTACGAAATAAAATTACCTTTTGAGCATGTTTTATTTGAAAGGTTAAATGACATTAATACTGGGGCTTTAACTAATGTTCAGTGGGGGTGGTTTGTTGATGAAGCACAACAATCAAGTTCAGGTAAACCTTTATTATTTTATGCAGTTAAGTCGGGTAGTGGTTCAATAGCTACTCGTAATATAGCTAATGACAAAGTAGATGTTAGTGACCCTTACATGCCTTCAAATTCATTAACTACTTGGACAGGTACTACAATTGACGACATGACACAATCATTAAATTTCCATAGTGAAATAGATGAATATGTACGCATACCAAATGAAAAAACATTATTTAAAACCTATTATGAGGGTTATATAAAAGACCTATTTGATTTAAGAAAACGAATTACTAAAATATCAGCTTTTTTACCTTTAAGGATTACTGAAACGCTTACGTTAGCAGATAATATTAGGATATTTGATAAACTTTACCGCATAAACGAATTAACAACAAATTTTGAAACAAACAAAAGTGATTTAGTATTAACAAACATAATAAGTACACAGTCTGTAGGTGGAACTGATACCATTATTCCAATAGCTGCACCAACAAATACTAATAAATATAATACAAACTACGATTCATCTACCGATGAGTTAACTGCTGATTCAACAGTATTTACAGCTGATTATACAGGTGGTTTAGGTAATGAGGACTTTGATTCGCCTCCATTAGATGAAGAAATTAATACTAACATAAGTGGTAACGATATTACTAACGATGGAACTCAACCTTGTGATGTAACACCTGCAACAATAAGTACAGGCACAAAAGTTAATGGAACTGATTATGTAGAATTTTCGTTTGACATACTAGATTCAGGAACGATATGTGATATACCAAATATTGATGAATATGGTTTCTTAATAGCAAGCCAGCAATCTTATTTAACAGCTAGTGATAATATTGATACACTTAAAGCAAATGCTAACATAACAACTGTATCAACTATAAGGCTTGAAGGTAGTCCATCGTTAACTGTTGGAACTAAACAAAAAAGAATACTAAATTTAACGCACCCAGCAACAAGATATGCGAGGTTCTATGTTAAAACAAACAATAATATAAACTTTGCTGAAGCTAATGTTATAAGTTCTGTTATTAGTGCTACAACTGATCCAGGCGATACTTTACAAACTAGTTTCTTTGTACTTAGTGCTGGTGCTGGTAATGTTACAGGTTATAGTACTATACCTACTCTAGCTGAAATAGATGCGAAACAAAATGTGACTCAAGGAGCAGGTAAATGTGGAGAGTTTGTAACATTTGAAAAATGGTATCACAATGGAAACAGGGATATACCTAGAGTAAACGACAAAATAAAAATAGCAACTACTAATGATTATACTGGGGGAAGTAATTCATTCCCAACAATAAGCGGTACAAGTTCAGGTATTGGAAAATACATGGCTTTAGCAATATCTGTGGACAACGTTTCAACACAACCTTATTATTCACTAATTACTAATTACATAGTAGTTGAATTTGATACCGCAACGGTTGTAGCTTCTTACCAATGCCCAGCTAGTTTATGCGACCCTGATTCTTATTTAGCAGGTGGTAGATTGTTAAACAATTTTACAATTAGTGAAGTTGCAACTATTGGAGCAAAGGCTACACCTGTAGAGCTTAATAAAACAAGTTCTAAAGGAAAAGAAATAGCTACTTATGTAGGTATGTTATATTCAACAGTTGCTAAAGGTGTAGATGGTTATTCTGCTGCTTATACAGCTATATATAATAACTCAGCTGATATTGTATTAAATTATATTAGAACTGGTTCATTACCTGCAAATGTAGGAATAGTGTATATTGAAGAAAGCAACGCAACCGAAAACGGTTCAGTAACTCAATGGTTCCAAGGAACATTAAGTAACTCTACACAAGTAATTAGAAAAACAGGAATGAGCCCAGGAATATATACTGTACGAATGTTTATGGGCTGGTGTAATTCATCAGATATTAGATTTGGAATACAAAAAGGAGCAACCGCAAAATGATACAAAATATATTAGATCTATTAGAATTTGCAAGAAGCGAAAAATGGAATGGCAAATATATAGATATTGCCTTAGGTAAGTATAAATACCCAGAAACATTAAAAGAGGGTTTAACGCAATATAAAAACGGACTATGGGACAAAAGGTAGTAATAGACTTTGAGGCTAAATACAAAGAGGCTGCTTATGATATTGAGCAGCTTAATAAACAAATAGTAGGTCTAGAAAAACAAGTAGAAAAAACAAATGAAACCTCTGGCGAACTAGGTAACCAGCTTGATCAAGTATCAGGTGGCGCGATAACTAAATTCAAAGGGCTTACAGGTACGCTTAAAGGTGTGGTTAAAAGTTTTGGTACTTTAAGAGGTGCTATAATAGCAACTGGTATTGGTGCTTTAATTATTGCGGTTGTATCCTTAACAAAAGCATTTACTTCAAGTGAGGAGGGTCAAAACCGAATGGCTAAAATACTAAAGCAACTTGGAGTAATTGCTGGTAATATAGGTGATATATTTTACAGTTTAGGTGATACTATTTATAACGTATTTACTGGTAATTTTGCAAAAGCAGGCGAAGCATTTGATCAATTAAAATCTAGGATAGCAAATTTTGGCGAAGAAACCAAAAGGGAATTAGAACTTGCTGGCGAATTAGCAGACAAAATAGCAGACGCAAATAAAAAGGAACGTGCATTATTAGTAGAACGTGCTAAAACAAATGTTAAAATAAATGAACTTAAAACTAAAGCAGCTGAGGTTGATAAATACACCACTGAACAACGTATAGGGTTTTTAGAAGCAGCAGCAAAATTAGAAAATGAAATTACAGATAAAGAAATAGAGTTAGCACAAACAAGGTTAGACGTTAAAAGACAAGAAAATAGTTTAAGTGAAAGTACTAAAGAAGACCTTGATGAAGAAGCACAATTAGAAGCTGATTTAATTAAATTACAAGAACAACGTTTAGTAAGAAATAAAGAACTTTTAGGCGTAGCTGCTGGGTTGCGTAAAATGGAAGCTGACAAAGCTGCTGCTGAACGTAAAGCAGAAGAAGAAAAAGCCAAAGCTGAAGCCGATAAAATACTTGCAGAAGAAACCAAACGCCAAGAAGATATACAAAAAATACGCGATGAGTTCCGTATTAAAAATGAGGATGCTGAAGCCAAAACTGAATTACAAAAATTACATTTACAAAGGTCAAGGGATTTATTAAGGTTAGAAGAATTAAATGCAACTGAAGAGCAAAAAATAGAGTTATTGCAATATTATGCTGACCAAGAAGCTGCTATTCAAGATGCTTTAATTGAAGAAGAAAAAGAAAAAAACAAACAATTAGCCCTCGCAAGAAGACAACAAATATACGAAACTTTAGATGCTGTTATTGAAGCAGCAGGCGCAGAAACAAAAGTCGGGCGAGCCTTATTTATTGCACACCAAGCCATGTTAGTTAGGGAACAAATTGCTGAAGCTAAAGCTACATTACAGCGTGTTACATTAAGGGCAAGCGAAGCAGGTGTTGATGTTGCTAAAGGTGCAGCAGCCACAGCTAAAGTAGGTTTTCCAGCTAACATTCCTTTATTACTTGCGTTTGCGGCACAAGCTGCTGGGATTATATCTAGTGTTAAAGCTGCTGTAAATGCGGCTAAAGGTTCTGCAGCTGGAATGGATAGTGGTGGTTCGGTAGCCTTAGCACCAGTACAAGCCCCAGCTTTTAATATTGTAGGTTCGGCACCAGAAAACCAATTAGCACAGGCTTTAGGTGATAGAGAACAAAGACCTATTAAAGCGTTTGTAGTAAGTAACGAAGTGACAAATGCACAAGCGTTGGAACGTAACATTGTTAAAGGCGCATCACTTGGGTAACAAAAAAGTAAAAAAAGTATTGTATTAATATGGATATAGTAGAACTTTTTATAGACGAACAAGAAGCAATAGGTATTGAAGCTATTAGCGTTGTAGAATACCCAGCAATAGAAGAAGACTTTATAGCACTTAAAGGGCAAGAGTTTAAACTTGCAGAAGTAGATAGTGAAAAGCGTATTTTAATGGGTGCTGCCTTAATACCCAATAAGCCTATTTACCGTAAAAGTGGCGAACATGAATATTATATTTATTTTTCTAAAAGTACTGTTCGTAAAGCTAGTGAGTTATTTTTTATAAATGGTAACCAAAATAAAAGCACGCTAGAGCATCAAATGCCACTTACTGGGTTAAGCGTTGTTGAAAGCTGGATAGTAGAAAGTGAAAAAGACAAGTCACGCCACTACGGTATGGAAGTGCCAGTTGGAACTTGGATGGTTTCTATGAAAGTACTAAATGATGACATTTGGGATAACTACGTTAAAACTGGTAGAGTAAAAGGTTTTAGTATTGAAGGTTATTTTGCAGACAAGGCTGAACGCCCAAAAGACAAAACCATAAAAGATGAGTTAGCACAAATAGAAGAAGAGGAAGCTGCTTACCTATTAAAACAAATTAAAGGCATTGTAAAACAAGACAAGCGTTTAAAGGATGGTAAAAGACTAGAAATGGAATCGTATAGTGATTACCCCGAGTCAGTAAAAAACAACGCTAAAAGAGGACTTAAATTAAACGAGGCAGTCAATAATAAATGCGCTACCCAAGTAGGAAAAGTTAGAGCTCAACAATTAGCACAAGGTAAACCTGTCAGCTTAGAAACAATTAAAAGAATGTTTAGTTACCTTTCAAGGGCTGAGGTGTATTACGAAAAAGGTGAAAAGACTGATTGCGGTTATATTTCTTATTTACTTTGGGGTGGCAAAAGTGCAAAGTCTTGGGCTGAAGCAAAAATAAAAAGTATAGAAAATGAGTAACGTATTTAATTCGGCTTATAAAGTTCACGTTGAACACACAAATCAAGCTGAAGTAAACGCAGTAAATATTGAGGATGGTGCAATGCTACATACTACTGATGCCCTTTATATGGGTCACAACGGTAGTAATGTAGTGGTATATCCACAAAACGTAATAACTGTAAACGGTTGGGCAAGATACGATGATACAATATACACCTTATCTAATAAATTAGCACTATCTGATGGTGTTGAAGTAGTATTACCTAATAACGCAGGGGCAGTATATAAAAGTCATCCTTCAATTAATTTCTATAACGGAACTACAAAAAAAGTACTTGCTATAAACGAAAATGATGTTTATCAAATAACAGTAGTATTTAGATATTCAGCAGCAAATGCTAATCAAACATATTTAAGTATGCACTTTCAAGGAGGCAACGGTACACCTTACGATAGAATAAAAAGTGATATTACTTTTGCAAAAGGTAACGATGTAACCCACGATTTCCACCAAATGTTTCAATATTATGCAGATGCAAGTTTTGTTGCAAATGGAACAGATTGGAGAGTAACTGCAAATGGAGGTAGTGCTTTAATTTGGGATATTATTTACTTTATACAACGAACACAAAACGCTGACTTTAGTTAATGAGAAAAGAAAGAACTGATAGAAACCCAAGTCCACAAAATGACCGTAGAGGTTGCCTTTGTAAAGATGGTAAAACCTATTCAAGAAAGTGTTGTGATGGAAGTTTCCAAGCACAGGGAATAGGTAGTTTAATTTCTGAAGGATTAAGTACAGTTGTAAATCAAG